GAAACTAGCAACAACCAGTACCCCAAGACTACAGGCACTGTAATAATGGGTGATGATATTGGAGGGTTTAAAGTACAAGGCGTGCTTAATAACATTCCAATACTGTCTGAGCATTCCAACTCTGGTATCGCAGTAGCGCAAACGGATGTAGATAATTTAGTCAGGCGCTTACCCCTACTAATGAGAACACCTGATGGTTGGGTTTCTGCCTACGGTACGGAAGTACTCAAGGTCTTGTTAGACTCCAGTACCTATATAATTAAAACAAACGATAATGGTATAGAAGAGATACGGGTACAAGGGCTACCACCGATCCCTGTAGATTCTTTAGGGCGTAAGTGGATCAGTTGGGTAGACACACCACAGACAACGCTACAAGAAATGAATGTAGAGGGAACGTTTGTGTTTGTGGGGGTAACTGCACCGGGAGTAATGCCGCAACTCGCTACTCCTGTAGGGCTACTAGAGCCACATAAAATACAAGCAGCGCTTGCTGAAAGCATTCTAATACAGAATAGCCCCCAGATTCCTGATTACGCCTTAGGCATAGAGCTACTAATGCTTTTTTGTTCTGTTGTTTTAGTCTGGTTTATTTTAAGCCTCTTAGGTACTACCTTAGGGATCAGTCTTTTTGCCTTGACGTTAATAGGCAATGCGTATGTAGGCTTCTACCTAATACAGAAAGGCTTGTTAATTGATGTAACGTGGACTCTGCTGTGTCAGTTTATTACAGGAGCTACTGCGTTCTACTTTAGATTCAGAGAGCAGTACAAGTTAAGACAGCAAGTTAAGAAGCAGTTTGGCAAGTACCTTGATCCCCGAATGGTTAAGAAGCTACAGGACAATCCAGAGCTTTGTAAGGTAAACGGAAACAGAGTGGACTGTAGTATTATCTTCACAGACTTAAGAGGGTTCACTAGCCTGTCGGAATCTGTAGAGCCAGAGATGGTTACTTACATTATGAATAACGTACTTGATGTACAGGTGAAGGCAGCTAATAAATTTTATGGCTGTACTGATAAGTTTATTGGGGATGCAGGCATGTTCCATTATAATACTATTATTCCCCAACCTGACCACCATGACTTAGCCTTACAGACTGCTAAAGAAATAGAAGGGAATATCATTGAGCTAAACAAGAAGTTTAAAAAAGAAGGCATACCTGAAATTGCAATAGGTATAGGAGTTAACTCTGGCATTTGTATAGCTGGAAACTTTGGAGCTACCGATAGGTTTGCATTTTCTCTTATAGGAGATCCTTGCAACATAGCTGCACGACTAGAGTCAAGTACTAAGGTTGCAGGCGTAGGTACACTGATAGGCGAAGAGACTGCAAAGCATTGCTCTTTTGATTTAAAAGAACTAGCTCCTATAACAGTCAAAGGAAAAGCCAAACCGTTAAAAGTATATACGTGGAAATAAAAACTTAGTTAGCGGGAGGGGCAGAGTCCTTTGCAATATACCTACCACGGCTATCCCTAGCTCTTGGTTTTTTAGCTTCCTTCTTTGCTGCTTCAGAGACAGCATAAGTATCTGTACTTTCTGAATTGTTTAATCCGGTTGGACTATCTGTAAGCATATCTTTAAATATTTTCCACCAGCTCATCTTAGTTCTCCTATCATGATTTACGAAAATTTAAGTCTGCTTCTATTTTACTATGCACTTCGTCTAGTTCTCTTGTAGCGCTTCTTACTGTCGCCTGCAATGTATTAAAGTCTTCTTTAGTAAGCTGGTTTTTTAACTTTGTTATATCTGTAGAAGTCCTTTCAGTAATTAACTGTCCTTGTCTATTAAACAAAATAGCATAGCCTAAAAGCTTGGCTTCTTCTCTTTTTTTTCTAGTCACTAAATAATCTCACATGTGCCAGCACTGCACGCAAGCTCTTTAGTATTCTCGGTGTTGTCCTCAGTTTCATACTGAGTAATTTTAGACCAGTCAACGTCGTCTGTAGTTACCTTCAGCCATTCTCGATACTCTTTATAAGTTATCTCCTGATAGGGTGCTTGTTTATATGAATGATCTGAGTAGGGAAGGAAAGAAATTCCTGATATATCAGCAAAGTTTTTCTTTACCCAAGTTCCTACTTCCATCCATTCATCCTCCTTAAGGGAGATGGTGACAGAGGGTTTATGTTCACACCACAAATCTTGATACTTTTTCCAAATTTCTAAATGTTCTATAGCTGTAAAATCTTTCCTAGTTAATGCTCCTTTAGGACTCTTCATAGGAAAATAAAAGACATAGGTGTGGTCAGGCTTAGTTATATCGTCTTCATAGTACACACCTGCATCAACCATCATCTTAGCTAGCGGGTCTTTCTTATCCGAGCGGATCGTGCGGAGGTAGTATGGGCTATGTCTAGTGTGAATACCAGAAGCACTATCGACCAGTTGACTTACTGTTCCACTAGGTTTTACGCAGGTTATAGCTGCAGATTGGGGTATACCTAGCTTCTTAGCCCATACTTTATTAACAGAAACTGCTACATCTTTAAGCTTTTCTAAATCTATTTTGCCATTTATCATATCGACATTATCCATAATGCCGGTAAGGGAAACCCCAAGTAAAGATTCTTCTTGTGTATTGTGCTTCCACTTGCTTGTTAAGTATCGGAAGTTAGTTAGTGTTGCTTGCATCGTACCGAGTATAGTGGCTGCTTCAACTTTAATTTGCAGACTATCAAAAGTATCATGGGGCCTAACTACAACTTCTGTTAAGTTACAGAACTGCTTGTTGCGTAAAATAATTTCACTACAGGGATTAGTACCGAAGTCTCCGTACTCTTCTCGTCTGCCGTTCTTAGCTGCCTGTTTAGCTGCGGCCTGTCGATTGAACATACCTCGCTCACCGCTTTTACTTTCATAAAGAGATAACCATTCTCGCATAAAGGAAGCAGTGTCTATTGTATCGGTATAGGCTACAGAGTTATTGGATAAAGCGCGCTGCTGGTTTTCCTGCCACCAAGCTCCCGACTTAGCATTTCGCATACGAGAGTCAGAGAGGTTGCTGAGAGAAAGCAAAGCACTTCTTCGTACTCCCCCCACTACAACCACTTCCGCGATCTTACACATTAAATCATGGCAGTTAAGAGATTCTAGTTTGTTTTGTTTGTTTGTTATTGCGTTTTGAAAAATGTTAATAGTAAAGTCAAATAGTTCCTCTAAAGGAGCGGGACCGCTAGCTCGTCCACCAAAAGTTTTAAGCCTAGCTCCGTATGGTCTTACGTTAGTAACATCCCAAGTAGGAATCTGACCTGCGTATAGTAACGATAGCATTTCTTTGTAGGCTTTAGCCCAACCAATTTTAGAATCAGCTACCTTAATAACTGTATCAGAAGCAAACAGTTCTTCCGGTAAGTCAGGAAGTTGGTTTATATACTGGCGCTCTACACTGAAACCAACACCTGTGCCGCACATTAGTATGTACAGGGTTTCGTCAAAAGCTCTAGGCGTATCGACAGCTAAGTAGCTACAGTTAAAACCTGCTACGTTGTCTTGCTCAAGGGCTTTCCCTGCTGACATCAAAGCCCTCATGCTTGGCATAACGTCTAAAGTAAGAACACCGCTCTCAAGAGTAGTCCGTATTGCAGACCATACAGAAGGTTCTAAGTTATGCTTTTCTTTTAAATGGCTTTCAAAGAAATCAAAGTAACGAGCAACTGTTTCGTCCCAAGTTTCTCTGCGTTGTTTATCTTCGTTCCATCTAGCGTATCGACTAAGGTGTATGAACTGCTGATAATTGGTAGGAAGCCCTACACCATGTATGTTTTTTTCAATCATTTTAAATCCTGTATTATAATCTGGGATGTCGTGTATAAAAGAGATAGGGAGCATACAAAAATAAAAAGAAGAGGTATTAAAGTAGCGTGAAGCTCCACATTAATTTCTAGCATCCCGCGTAGTCCGTAATAAAAAATTTGTGAAAGTACATAAAGCAAACAAAAAGAACTGTAGACTATAGCTAAAAGAGAAACCATTCCCACTACAGAAATATCCAAAGTAAGAAAAAAGTACGTCCCCAAAGTTAATCCAACAATCGGAATCATATACAAAAATCTTAGCATTATTAATGCCTTTCCATATTGTTTTCTTCTAGTGCCATTTGTTGTGCTTCTGTAGCACAGATACGCTTCATTTCTTCTCCGTAAAGAATAACAGCATAGTGAATAAGTTTTTTAATATCTAACAAGTAGCCTTCTTCTTTCTTCTTATAGCGCATAGCATACTTCATAATATTACCAAGACAAAATCCCTCACCATAACCAGAATCAAATATCATATCTGTTGCCTGATACTTTTTATTTTTTGCATAGTGTGCGCTATAAGTATTTTGTATATACAGAGATATGCTTTCTATTGTTTTGTCTTCATCAAATTTGTAGTTCATGCTGTTTCCTGTAAATAATTAATAGCGTCCTGTAAATTTTTTATATTGTCTTTAAACAGTCCAAGTCCTGTGTTACATTTGTGACACAGTAGCCCCCGAACTTTGTTTGTGGTATGACAATGGTCGACATACTCGCCTAAACATTTTTTATAGTTTTTATCGTTTTCATTAACAAAAGTAACTCTACATATTTTACACTTGTTCTTTTGTTCTTTCAACATAAGCTCGTGGTCTGCTACTGTAATACCATACTTTCTTAATCTATCCGCTGCCTTTGTTTTACTTCTGTTTGCAACTTTGTATTTTTTATATTTTTCTACGTTTGCACTGTAGTATTTTTTGTTCGATATAGCTACTTTTTCTTTGTTTGCAGCTCTCCATACTTTATTATAGCTAACTTTACAAAAGCCCATCACTTACTCCTTAAGTTCCGCTGGCAAAGTATCTTCGCTATACCAAGTAAAGTTGTTTGCTTCTGCCCATTCAGCGTGTGTTCTTTTAGTACCGTCTTTTCTTTTCTTTGCTCCGGGCATAGGCGCTGTCGGTTTTTGAAATAAGAATATAAATTCTATTGTGTCAGGCAAAGCTTTTCTAATCCATATATACTTACTGTACTCCGCGTGATCCCAGAACCTTCCCTTTGCTTCTATAAGGAATTTATCTTTTACAAAATCAGGCTCGTAAGTATGTTCTACTACATAAGATACCTTGTCAGTATGGTGACTCCAAGAGCTAAGAGCGCCTTGATGTAACTCGTATTCCCATTTACTATCATACCCTGCAGGTATGTTCTTTTCTCTGGGTCGTGCCTTTCTCGGTGTCCTACGCGGCAACTTCGTCTACCCTCGGAACACGAACAACTTTTGTTAAGTAAGTAAAGCCCTTCGAGTATTTAAAAGTCCTTAGCCCCTTCCCGTTATTAGCGTCGCTATGACACACGTGCTTATGCGCACACCAGCCACACTCACTAGGTAGTTTTAAATTTCCA